GGTGCTGCTAATGTTGGTAGTTATTCGTATTATTCCAAATCCAATATTAGCAATGTTAAGATGTATAATCGTGCATTAACTGAATTGGAAATCAAACAAAACTTTAATTCATTGAGAGCTAGATTCGGGCTTTAAATAAATATAGGATATAAACAAAGGAATTTTCAATGGCATTGTCTGACAAAAATATCGTAATCACGCCAAATATAGGACAATCAGCAGATCCTACTATTGTGTTTTCTGGTGCAGATTCTACTACATCGGCTCAAAATATAGCATTATCTGTTTATCCTGCATCTAACGGAACATTAAGTTTTGATGGTTCAGCTGGTCAATTATTTTCCATTACAAATAGTTTAACTGGTACTATATTTTCAGTTAATGACGTTTCTGGCATTCCTAGTATAGAAGTATTAGATACTGGTGTAGTTAAATTAGCGCAATATGGCGGTAATGTTGGTATTGGTACAACTAGCCCAACTGCAAAATTAGATGTTGCTGGGTCGGTTAATATAGCAGGCACATTGGCAATTACTTCTAATACCTTAGTTGCTAATTTAAATTCTGATTTATTGGATGGAAAACATGTTGCAAATACTGGTAGTGCAATCGCTGCGCCAAATGTTATCAATTCTTGGCCAGTTAAACCTGTAGCTAAATGGAAAAATTTAAACGTACAATCGTAGGATAATTAATTTCTGGATTTAACATATTATGTGATGGGGGTTAACAGTATTTAACATCAATTCATACAAAACAAAAATAAAAAACGCTAATATAAATAGTTGTAAAATTTTTACTAAAAGGAAGTAAACGTGGCTATATCTCAGATTAATTATTCAAATACATTTTCACATTGGTTGATTTCAACTAATCAATTGATCGATAATGTGAATACATTAAATTCAGGCAATTTTTTTAAGAATAATGGTACATTATTTTTAAATTCTCCTGGAACTGCTCTGTATGTTGCGAATACTTCTGCTTTTAGTGGGAATGTAACATTTAGCGGTAGCGGTTCAGTTTTCGTTAAAATTCAAGTTCCTACTTTAGCAACAAATACTGTTACTATAACTGATCCACTAAGTTTGGTTGCTTCTGGTAATGTTGCAACTAATGGTTGGATAATTTCTTCTGGGTCAATTAGGTCTAACACTGCGCTATTAACTAATGCAATCTCTATTTCTAACGGAACTGTTGTTGCTAACAATTTAATAAAATCTAATGAGTTGATTCAAGGTAATAATCTTGTAATTTCTGAATCTATCAGATCAAATAATTATGCTTGGGCATCAAATACCTTTTCTGAATTTTTAACTGTTAATAATTCAGTAATATTTAATACAGCTAATGCATATGTCAAATACAGCAGTAATGGTCAATTATACAAAATAGTATCTACTGAAGATATACTAAACGCTAACACGTTCTTACAAGATTATACCAATAAAGCCAATTCGTTCAACACAACAAGAACTGATAACGCTAACACGTTCTTGCAAGATTATACAAATAAAGCCAATTCATTCAACACAACAAGAACCGATAACGCCAACACGTTCTTACAAGATTACACCAATAAAGCCAACACCTATAATACAACAAGAACTGATAACGCTAACACGTTCTTACAGGATTATACAAATAAAGCCAATTCATTTAATGTAACAAGAACCGATAACGCTAACACGTTCTTACAGGGTTATACAAATAATGCTAACACGTTCTTGCAAGGTTATGCAGATAGAGCGAACACGTTCAATACAACAAGAACTAATAATGCTAATACGTTCTTGCAAGGTTATGCAGATAGAGCGAACACGTTCAATACAACAATAACTAATAATGCTAACACGTTCTTGCAAGGTTATGCAGATAGAGCTAATACGTTCAACACAACAAGAACCGATAATGCAAATACGTTCTTACAGGGTTATGCAGATAGAGCTAATAATTTTGCTAATCTAGCTCTAATTGCAGCTAACACTTTCCTTCAAGCAAATGATGGTATAACTTTATCTCGTGCTAGAGCTTACACCGATTTAGCGAATAATTTTGCTAATCTAGCTCTAATTGGAGCTAATACTTTCCTTCAAGCAAATGATGGTATAACTTTATCTCGCGCTAGAGCTTACACCGATTTAGCCAACACCTATAATACAACAAGAACTAATAATGCAAATACTTTCCTTCAAGCAAATGATGGAATCACATTAACCGCTGCTAGATCTTATGCTGATGGTAAATTTTTACCAATTTTTACATCAAATAATGTGGTAAGATTGCCTAATACTACATTTAACATTTTAGCAGCGCAAGATTTGGTTACTGGTAATCTTAGTGTAACTGGAACATTTATTTCCTATGGTTCTTCTGCAACTGATAGTGCATCATATATATTCCAATCAAATACTGGTTCAACCATTTCACCTAGCACAGATATTATTGTTAATCGTGGTATTGGTGAACCAAATACAATTTTAAATATCGGTAATACTGCTGTATTAAGATGGTATAATGCTGGTAAAATTTGGCAGATTAAAGATGTAGAAACAAGTACATTCTATCAAGTTATTTCACAAAAAGAATTAGATATAGCGAATACTTTCCTACAAGCGAATGATGGGATTACATTAACTGCAGCTAGAGCATATACAGATTTAGCGAACAGTTTTAATACATCAAGAACCAATGCAGCTAATACTTTCCTACAAGCGAATGATGGAATCACATTAACTGCAGCTAGAGCATATACAGATTTAGCGAACAGTTTTAATACATCAAGAACCAATGCAGCGAATACTTTCCTACAAGCGAATGATGGGATTACATTAACTGCAGCTAGAGCATATACAGATTTAGCGAACAGTTTTAATACATCAAGAACCAATGCAGCTAATACTTTCCTACAAGCGAATGATGGAATCACATTAACCGCTGCTAGAAATTATACTGATCTAGCGAACAGTTTTAATACATCAAGAACCAATGCAGCTAATACTTTCCTACAAGCGAATGATGGAATCACATTAACCGCTGCTAGAAATTATACTGATCTAGCGAACAGTTTTAATACATCAAGAACCAATGCAGCTAATACCTTCTTGCAGGCTAACGATGGGATTACATTAACTGCAGCTAGAGCATACACTGATCTAGCGAACAGTTTTAATACATCAAGAACCAATGCAGCTAATACTTTCTTACAAGCGAATGATGGAATCACATTAACTGCAGCTAGAAATTATACTGATTTAGCTAATACATTTGCTAGAAATTATACTGATGCAGCTAATACTGCAATGAAAAATTATGTTGATGGTAAAACTAATTTTAATAATTCAATTTCATTCGGTAACGATGTAAATGTATCAGGAAATCTTTATGTTCACGGTATTACAACTACATTTGATTCTACTAAATTAGTAATAAATGATAAAATTATTGAATTGGGTAATACTGCAGCCCCGACAGACTTAACAGCTGATGGTGGTGGATTACTCGTCAAAGGAACTACCGATAAAACATTTAATTGGTCAAATACAGCTGGTATTTCTAGTTGGGTAAGTTCTGAAAATTTAAATTTGGTTTCTGGTAAAACATATAAAATCGGTGGATCCGATGTTCTTTCTGCGACAACATTGAATTCCAGTGTAGTAAATTCTTCGCTTACTTCTGTTGGTAGGGTAACAAGTGGTATTTGGGTTTCTGCTATTGGTAATGTTACCGCAGCTAATTTGACGAATATTCCTTCTGCTAATTTAGCAGGAACTATTCCTTCTGTTGTTTTGGGGAATTCTTCTCATTATATTGGAACAACTGTAATAGCATTAAATCGTAGTTCTGGTAATTTGGGATTAACTGGAATTACTTCGGTTGCTCTTCCTGGTGCATCAAGCGGAACCATTACTTTACAACCTACAGCTGTTGCTGGTACAACAACATTAACATTACCTGCTAATACTGGTACATTAATTTCTACTGGGGATACTGGTACTGTTACTTCAGCTATGTTATTGGACGGAACTATCGTTAATGCTGATATTAGTGCTACAGCTGCAATTTCTACCTCTAAATTAGCTGCAAATACTATTTCTGGTATTGTATTAGGTTCTACATTAAATGCATTAGCTAATGGTTCAGGTTTGATCTGGAGTACCGGAACAAATTATACTGGTGCCGCAGCTGCAACATTAGGAATAGATAGTTCCGTAGTTACATTAACTGGATCTCAAACATTAACCAATAAAATTTTAACCGCTCCAACAATCACCGGCACAAAAGAAATTAAAGCAGCAATTGCTGCCTCTGACATCGATTGTGCAACTGGTAATTATTTTAGTAAAACCATTTCTGGTGTAACTACATTCACTGTGTCTAACGTTCCTTCTATCAACACTGCAATATCATTTGTATTGGATTTGACTAATGGTGGTTCATCTACTATTACTTGGTGGTCAGGTGTGAAATGGGCATCCGGTATAGCACCAACGTTAACTGTTTCTGGTCGTGATGTATTGGGTTTCTTTACGCATGACGGTGGTACTACTTGGAGTGGGTTGGTTCTTGGTAAAGACTTAAAATAATCTCTCTTGGGGGTTGGATGAATATTTTTTATAAAAAAGGATTATTATGAGTGTTAGAGATATAGTACAAGCAGCAGCTGGCGCTAGTCCAGCAACTTATATTGAAGGCGTGTTCAGCACCTATCTATATAGAGGTAACGGCTCTACACAGACGATCACAAACGGGATTGACCTGACAGGTAAGGGCGGGCTTACATGGGTTAAAAATAGAACAAATGCAACGGATAATGCTTTGTTCAATCTACCCAGCGGCGGCTACGCCACAATTGCGTATCAAGCATCAAACGCAACGAACGCGAGCATAACCACATCACCAACAACCAGCATAACTACGACAGGTTCTGGGTTCACCCTAAACGGGTCAAGCACAGTCATAAATGCGTCCAGCACCAACTACGCCTCATGGACATTCCGCAAGCAGCCGAAGTTCTTTGATGTGGTGACGTATACGGGGAACGGATCAGCTCAAAACATTCCGCATAACCTTGGCAGTGTTCCTGGCTGCATTATTGTCAAACGCACTGATAGCGCTGGTGATTGGTCTGTTTGGCATAAAGATGCCAGCACACTTTATTTAAACAGTACCGCAGCCCAAGGCTTTAACATTTTTGGTTCTGTTACATCTACAGCGTTTGGTGTGACATCAATCAGTTATTTAAACGCCTCTGGCGGCACATTTGTCGCCTACATCTTCGCCCACAACGCTGGAGGTTTTGGTCTAACGGGTACGGACAATGTGATTTCGTGTGGGTCGTTTACGACTGATGGAAGTGGCAACGCGACTGTAACCCTTGGCTACGAACCGCAATGGGTTATGGTGAAGTCAAGTTCGGCAATAGATGGTTGGGTTATGCTTGACGTAGCTCGCGGTTGGTCAATGGCAACGAACGATCAATATTTGTCGGCTAACATTGCATCTGCCGAATCGGTTCTAACTGGCGGCAATCCAACGGCGACAGGATTTGTTACACCAACTCTACAGGGTGGTACCACATACATCTACATCGCCATCCGTCGCCCCAACAAGCCACCGACAACGGGGACGCAGGTTTACAACGCGATTGCTCGGACAGGTACTGGTGCTGCTGCTACGGTTACGGGTGTAGGGTTTGCGCCTGACGCACTTATTTCTACTCCAAGAAACAAAACACCGTCAACCGCTACATACTTTCTCGATAGATTGCGTGGTGCAGCGCTCTACGTCAAGTCGAATCTAACAACGTCAGAAGGTTCAAATGCAGGATTAACTGCTTGGGGCATGGATGGATTTGTTGCTGATGCAGACGCGGGAGAGGGCGCTGTCAACGCAACGGGCAGCAACTTTATCAACTGGTTCTTCAAACGCGCCCCTGGTGTGTTTGATGTGGTTTGCTATACGGCAACAGGTAGCACCGTAATGACAATCACTCACAACTTAACGGTTACGCCTGAGTTGATGATTATGAAAGCCCGTAGTTCTAGTGGCTGGAATTGGGCAGTTTATGCAGCGTCTCAAGGGGCAACAAAGAAGGGGTTGTTAAATTCAACCAATGCGTTCGGTCTTTCTACGCCTATGTGGAATAATACCGCACCGACAAGCACAAGCTTTACCGTTGGTACAGGGGATGACACCAATCCGTCTGCGGGTGTTACGATGGTCGCCTACCTTTTTGCATCATGCCCAGGCGTTTCAAAAGTAGGCAGCTACACAGGCAACGGAAGCACTCAGACAATCAATTGCGGGTTTACTAGTGGGACGAGATTTGTTCTTATCAAGCGGGCTGATTCAACGGGCGATTGGTTTGTGTGGGACACCGTCAGGGGCATTGTTGCTGCTACCGACCCTCATCTAAGTTTAAATAACACCACTGCTGAAGTTACAACCGATGATAGCATTGACCCAGATGCATTGGGATTTATCGTTAATCAAGTGGCGGCTACAAACATCAATGTTAATGCAGCAACTTACATATTTTTAGCCATTGCTTAATAAATAATCATGGGGGAGGATTTCAACTCCCCCATACTTCAATCCAATAGGAGATTCACATGGAATATATCATCATTGATACCCAAGAAGTGGTGTCACAAGGTGAGCTGAGACGTCGTAATCCAGATATTAGCTTTCCAGCAGTTTGGGGGCAAGAAGTATTAGAATTTTTGGGCGTGGCTGTTGTATTTACAACACCTCAGCCGGAATTTGATACTGTATCGCAAATAGTGGTCCAGGGTCCCCCAATATTGACTGCTAAAGGGCATTACGAACAATCGTGGGTTGTTGTTGATTTGGATCCAGTAATCGCCCAACAAAATCAAATAGCAAAAATGGAACAGGTAAAAGCGTCAATCGTTTCGGTTGTCCAATCAAACCTTGACGCATTTGCTAAAGAAAGAGGGTATGATGGTATCTTATCAGCATGTACTTATGTCAATTCTTCTAACGACCTTTTTAAAGCTGATGGATTAAAAGCGGTTGAGTTACGGGATGCATCTTGGGCAATTTTGTATTCAATTTTAGCTGCCGTTGAAGCAGGTACACGAGTTGTTACATCATTTTCTGATATCGAAGCTGATTTGCCTGTTTTAGAATGGTAATTTGATAAATTAATTTATCATAAAAAAGGGGCTTTTCAGCCCCTTTTTGATTTCCAGAGAGATAATATTAATTATCGATTTGGATACACAATGTATTAGCTGCAAAACTAGGAGCAGCGTCCCCATTATTGATAGTTTTAGGAACAGTTAATGCTCCATAGAATAACAAGTTTCCGCCAGTGAATGCATCATACATACCAAAACCTTGAACAACGCCCCAGTTACCTGATGGAGCATTAAATGAAATTATTGACGCATTGTTAGCAAAACCACTTGTACCAGAACTTACTGCACCAGAACCACCGTGTGTACCTGTCCAACCGCTTAAACTTGCAGCAACATTAGCACGAGTATAGTTGTTAGAACTAGGAATTTCTGTGCCACCACCTGTATCACTAGGTGTTGTTGTAAACAAAGCAATACAAACGTTTGTTGATGGTGCTGTATACGGTGTTCCTCTTAAAATATGATCAATGATTTTGTTTTCAAGATAATCGGACATTGCGCTCATGTATAATTCCTTATTTAAGTTATTTAGTATTTAAGTTATTTAGTATTTAAGTTTAAGTGATTCTAAATATTCATCTGATTTCATATATGTGCCTTTTGGTAATTTTAACCCATTAGCTTTGTATAATTCTTTTATTTCTTGATAAATTGGTCTGGCTGCTTTCGCTTTTTGAAATGTGCCATGTAATCCTGGATTATTATTTACAAAAATGTTTTTTTCATTTTTAATTTGCGTATAAACTGGATTTGTATCTCCTAGGAAAAAATGCGTTCCATCTTTTATTTTTACTTTAGATGGATGATTATCATTTAAAAAATTATGCGTACCATCTTTAATCCTTTTTTGCGCTAATTCCCGTTGAAATTCTCCGCCAATCCAATTATGTGTACCGTCTTCAAGTCTTTTTTGTTGAATTTTTCTTTGAAATTCTCCATCTCCCAAACAATGATGCGTTCCATCATCAACTCGTTTTCTTTGTATTTTTTTCTGTTGTTCGGAAGTTGTTCCGCCATCTAATCCATTCTCTAATTTTAAATTAGCCCATTCTTCAGATTCAATTATATTATATTTTTTTGATAGGTTAATTGCTGTAGCAACTAATACATTAATATCATTAAATAATTTGCACCATAGTGTATCAACATTCGTACCGTGTTTTTTTAAATGAGCTAACCAATAATCTCCAGATCCATTATATTTAAATGGGTTTTTAGAATTAGTTTTACATAAATATTTTAAACCTGTTGATTTATGTTGTTTTATCATTAAATATGTTGGTTTAAAATTTTTCATTTGTTTTTCTGTTATATAAATATTTTCGCTAGACATTATTCCTCCTTATAATTATAATGTTTAGTGCTGGTGGGATGTGGGAGTCCGCGACCAGCTATGTATTTATTATATTACTTTGTTTACTGCAATTGAATTTCCAGCGCCAATATTAGTAATATTAAGTCTTCCATATGGCCAAGGAGTTGTTACTGTTGTATATGCAGTATTTGAATTAGCAACGGTAATTGGTAATGTGGCTAATGAGATCCAATGTTGTTGATCTGTTGATACTTCAATAGCAACATTAGAACTGCCTCCAGTTGAGAATGCTTGAAGAACTGCATTAGGTGGATTAGTAAATTTAAAAGAAAATACTTCTTGTGGACCAGTTAAACCTGCTCCATAATTTGGAGTTTTAGCAACCACACCCCACCCATCATACTGAGCATTTGAAAAATCAATAACGGCATTATTTCCAGAAACACTAGAAACTTTAGCTGCATATCTAGCATCATTGTCTGTAAAATATAGAATTAAATCATTAGTTGCTTGAAGATATGGATTTGATTCAAAATTAATTTGTGTGTTGGCATAATCATATACACCATATAAAGTTCTTGAAATTTCTGTTATCATTTAAAGATTTCCTATATTATTTAAGCTGTAGCTGTTTTAATTGTTGCAAATGCGATTGTAATTGCTTCTGTTAATGATGCATCCGTTACATTTCTAATATTGATTGATGCTGATCCAGCTGCACATCGAGCATTTAAAAGATAAGATCCTGCAGTACCACCAGATAAATGGTTAAGAACTAATACATCACCAGCTTTTAATGTTGAATTAGTCATTGTAAATGATACTGTTGTATTTCCTGCTAAAACAGCATTATTTGTTGTTATTTGTCCAGATGTTTTATTTAAAACAACTGTTGTTGCTTTGTTTGTAAGCTGAGTAATTGTTCCACCAGAACCAGGACCATACCCTATACCACCAGATCCACCAACTAAAACACTACTAATACCAGTTGTGTAAATATTTGTGTTGCTGTATATTATATTTGAACTAGAAAATGTTAAATTAGCGCCTAATAACCATGTTTGAGCACTATTTAAATAAATCCCGCCATTATTTAAATACAAAGAATAATTATTACCTGAACCACTGGCGCCAGATGCTTCACCAAATAACCCGACATTATGGCCACCTGTGTGTATGTCATTAGAATATCCACGAACACCAATTGCAGATCCTTGATCAGCAACTCCTAAAACATGTGCTTCACCAATAACTCCAGCGCATCTAGTTGCTGGGCTTGTATAACCTTTTCCATATACCCCAACCCCGTACACGTTTGCATCAGTTGCGTGCGCCACACCTTCTGCCAATAATCCTATATTATGTATTTCAGATCGTTGATTAGCAGTAGCAGTTGATGATATGGTGACAGATGAATTAGGGAATTGTGTAGTATTTGCACTTGTTCCAACAAATATAGTGTTAGCGTTAATTTGCGTAATTGCTTCTACAACATTTACCCCATCACAATAAATTATTTTTGTAGAATTATTTAAAATAGTAACACCAGTTCCAGCCGCAGTTTTGACAACAATATTTTGTCCACCTGTTGTTTTATTTGATATAATATAAATTTTAGTAGAAGTTGGGATAATTATATTTCGGGTTGCTGTTAATGAGACAGAAGATGTAATCGTTAGAATAGCTTTTCTGGCTTCATCATCGCTTGCGTTAGCTGTAGTTAATGTATAATCTGCGTTTAACATTGAAACAGTTGCCATGCCAGCAATTGCAGCTTCGATAACAATATCCAAATTATTATTGGTTTTTGTTCCCCAAGTTCCCTTATTTTCTTTATTTGCCATTAACTCCAAGCGGAGTAAATCAGAATATGTAGATGCCATTTTAAACTCTATAAATTGGTTAATTTTATAGTATTTATAAAAATAAATAAGATATAAATGGAGAAAATCTATGAGCGATCAAATAACAAGTTTTGAAGAACGTTGTGATTTTTTAGAGAGTATGTTTGATGTAAAAGACTATTCGCAATACGTCAAATTTGATGATTTTTGTACTGCGAATAATCTATTTACTAGAGATAAGATGCTTGAAGCGTTACCTAGAAATGCTATATGGATGATGGAAGAATTTTAGATTAAAGTTGTATAAACATTAACCAACACATTTCTTTGGACTTCAATACCGCTATCAGTTTTTTCTGCAATTGTAACTGAGGTGTTTAATGTGTTCCATTTCTTTTCAGGAACCATTACCAACATAATGTTATATTTTTTGTTATAAAGAATTGATTCACCAAAATCCAACACCTCATCGTTTAATTCCCAATTAACGTGTTTCTGTACACTTTCTTTGAAATCTGAGAAATTTCGTTTAGCCAATGCTTCTTGGTTTTCTTTAGAATCTTTTAGGAAAACATAATTCGCAAATCTGCGATATTCTAATTGTGAACCGTGTAAAAACGGTTTAATAACATGATAGTTATTTGCTTCTTTAATTTCTTTAAAAATTTTACGGCTTTCGAAATAGTGTTTGATTTTTTGCATAAAGTTTTCCAAGTTAAGTTAAGGTACAACTACATTATACCGTTTTTGCGGTAAAAAAGCAAGCACTTTTTTACGATTCGGTTAAAAAACCTGTTAAACCTAAATATAGAAAAAGCAATTTGTTAAAAGAGGTGCGTTATGCTAGATATGTTAAAAGGGTTATTGGACGAAAAACTTGAAGAAGTTTCTAAATCATTATCTGATGTTGTAGTTCCATCAGTTACTGAACCAAAAATGTCACCAAAAGGCGATCCGAAAATTTTTGAGTTACAAAAAAAATTAATTGCTCGCGGTGCAAAAATCACTGCTGATGGTCTTGATGGTCCAGCTACTAGAAAAGCTGTGAAAGATTTTCCAGACGGTACTGCAACGCCTCCTGTAGAAGAAAAACCTAAACAAATTTCTGCTGGTGTTGTGTCATTAGGTACAGTTAAATCATTATTCCCTAAACATAAAGATCCTAGTGGATTAACTGATGCATTAAATGTTGTTCTCCCAAAATATGATATTACAGGAACTGAAAGAGTTGCGTGTTTCTTGGCACAATGCGGACACGAAAGTGCTGGGTTTACAGTTTTTATTGAAAACTTAAATTATTCAGCTGAAGGTTTATGTAAAGTTTGGCCAAAACGGTTTACTGCGGCAACCGCAGGTGCTTATAATCGCAATCCAGAAAAAATCGCTAATAAAGTCTATTGTGATCGTATGGGAAATGGTTCTGAAGCCAGCGGAGAGGGTTGGAAATATCGTGGTCGCGGTGCGATTCAGTTAACTGGAAAAGATAATTATACAAAATTCTCTAAATCTTGTGGGAAATCCCTAGACGAAACTGTTGCTTATTGTGAAACTTTAGAAGGTGCTATTGCTAGTGGCGCATTTTTCTGGAAAGAAAATAGATTAAATGAGAGATTTGTTGATAAAAAAGATTTTGTTGGATTAACTAAGGCGATTAATGGTGGAACAACAGGATTGACCGACCGTCAACATCATTATGATGCAGCTAAGAAATTGTTAGGATAATCCATGGATATCGGTATCCCTAATTTTTTTGATCTTGTAGAACAGTGTGGTGCACCAATAGCCATTGCTGTTGTTTGTGGTTGGTTTTTAATGCAGGCAATTGAATTGGTTTTAGGTAGTGTTGTTAAAACAATTAAAAAATTAACAGGATTACTACGCTCAATGGATGGTCGCGTGCGTCAAATGAATGTTGATGTACTAGATTTAGATAAATTAGTGTCAAAATCTTTAATGGTTGATCCGTTACCTAAAAAGGTACACCATGAAGTTGCTGCAGAAATGAACAAGGATTAATATGAATCAAGCATATATTGGGTTTTTTTCTGATGTTATTATTCCTATTATTGCTAGTAGTGCACTAGGAAGTTTTATTTTCACAGCGTTAAAATTTGTTTTAGGTGATGTTATTACATCAGTTAGAACATTGGCGTCAATCGTTATGGCGCTGGAAAATAGAGTTAAAAATACTTCTAACGAATTAATTAAAATTGACGTTACTATATCTGCTGTTTTAGGATTACGTCCAGATCTAGAACGTATTTCAAGATCAGATGGGCAACGAGACGCTCGCAGAGATTAGGGTTTTATAAATAAAGTATAGGTCGCGAGTTCCGAGGCTCCACCTATTCTAAACATTCTTACAATCGTTCAAGGAGAACAATAATGCTCAGCAAAAATATTTATATGCCATATTTTTATATTATCCGACATAAAGAAACGGGTAAACAATATGCTGGATCTAGATGGGCAAAAGGTTGTCACCCATCAGAATTTATGCAAAAAGGCGGATATACTACATCATCTATAATAATTAATTCTATAATAGAACGGGAAGGCGTTGATGTATTTGAAATAATAGAAATTATAACTTTAGATGAACTTATAATTCCGTTTAGCGTACAATCTGTATATCAATATGAAACATGGTTTTTAAACGAATATAATTGTGCAACTTCGCCTGATTGGTATAATAAACATAATAATGAGGGAATGGTATTTGGAACCTCAGAATTTTATGACAAATCTAAAACAACATGTTTAGAAAAATATGGTTACGAATATTGTTTACAAGCTCCAGAAATACAGGAAAAGTCTAAACAAACTTTATTAGATAATTATGGAGTAGATTCTCCTGCAAAAAATGAAGAAATTTTAAATAGAATGAAAGACACCAATATAAAAAAATATGGTGTAGAATTTCCCTTACAATCTGACGTAATAAAAGAAAATACTAAATTAACTAATTTAGAAAGATATGGTTATGAATATGGGTTGCAATCGCCGATAATAAAAGAAAAATCGAAACAGACTTGTTTGGAAGTATATGGAGTAGACCATCCATCAAAAGATCCAGAAATAAAAGAACGAATATTTAATACATTTAAAAAAACTAATTTAGAAAAATATGGCGTGGAATTTCATGTTAATATACAAGTTACTTGTCCATATTGTAATAAAATTGGCAATAAACCAATTATGATGCGATGGCATTTTAATAATTGTAAATTAAAAACATAATATGGACATAATATGGACATTACAGAAATAGGCGAGTTAATCTCAAAATACGGTTTTCCGACAGTTTCATCATTTTTTATGCTCAGAATGGTTCGTTACGTTTGGGATTTTACAATCAATGAGATTAACCCAGTTTTAGGTGAAGCTAATAAAGAGTTAATTGCTCTTATTGATAGAATACGTCTTTGTGATAACGATCTTTTGAGATTAACTGCTAAATTAAATACAGTTCTTCAAATTCGTGAAAAGGCTTTATTACAACAAGATCAAGAAGAACCGCCAAAACCAAAACGTCCAAGATCAGGATAATTATATGAGAAAACACCTATTAAAGTTGTTTTTTATTATGTGTTTTTCAATTGATGTTAACGCCTCTAATCTAGTTTATGAATTCAATAATCCATCATTTTCGGGAAATGGTTGGTCAACTCAAGTAATAACTCTAGAACAAATAGAATCCGCTCGAAAGCAAAAAATAAAAGATGATGCAGCAGCTGGCATAGCCAAAGCTGCAGCTGATGCTAAAAATAGCAATTTATCTAAATTTTTAGTTAATGTTGAGTCCAGGATTTACGCTCAATTATCCAAACAATTAGCTGATCAAATGTTTACTGATAGTGGAGCAACATCAGGTACAATGGATTTTCAGGGAACATCTATTAATTGGGTTAAAGGTGCAACTGATGTATCGTTAACAATTACAGAATCTAATGGTAATACCACTGATATTATAGTTCCTATTGGTCAGTTTGGATTTTAATATGAAATATATGATTTTATCCATATTATTGCTTACAGGGTGTTCTCAAATTGCTTTGGATATTATGAGAGAAGATCCCGTTCCTATAACATCAAGAATCACATTAAGTAATAAATTACCGGAATTGGAAGGACCAGCAATACCAATTTCTATTTACGATTTTACTGATAAAACTGGGCAACGTAAACCATCAGACAAATTAGCTCAATTATCAACAGCTGTTCCACAGGGAGCAGAATCGTTTGTTATCAAAGCATTACAAGATTCAAAAAATTGGTTTAAGGTTGTTGAACGAGTTGGTTTAGATAATTTAGTTAAAGAGCGACAATTAATTCGCAATCAACGAGATGTTTACGAAGGAAAAGAATCTAAACCATTACCTCCATTATTAGTTAGTGGATTAATGGTAACAGGTAGCATTAGTGGATACGATTCTGATATTCGTACGGGTGGAATAGGGTTAAGGTTATTTAAACTTGGATTCACCCAAGAATATAGAGTTGATCAAATTACTATCTCGATGAGATTAATTTCTGTTTCATCTGGGGAAGTATTAGTATCAGTGGCAACAACTAAAACGATTTATAGTTTTGCTAGTGATGCTGGTGTTATGATGTTTATTGGAACTGGTAATGTAACTGCTCTAGAAGCAGAAGTTGGAAATAGCGTCAACGAACCTATTACTGAAGGTGTTAGAGTTGCTATTGAAGACAGTGTTTATTCTATGATAATTGAAGGGGAAAAACGAGGTCTTTGGAAATTTAAAAAGGAAAAATAGATGAAAATCTTACAAACATATTTGATTATGTTTGTTATGCTCTTTGCTACTACTACATTTGCTAATGATATTTTTATTGAACAGGTTGGGAGTTTATCTGATATTACATTAACACAACAGGGTGTTGATAATCGTATTGGGACAGCTCTTAATCCTTCATTTTTTGGTGGAAGTAGTGATGTGTCGACTATTGAACAAATTGGTTCTAGAAATGAATTAGATTTGATCGTAAATGGTGATAATACAACTGTTACATTAAGTACAACAGGTAATGATAATAAAGAAACAATTAATTGTGGAGTCAAAACTGCTGTGACATGTAACAATACTACAATCAATCATACTATATCGGGTGATAATAATACTATTGACACTACAATTGGTGCTACAACTAATAGTAAAATGACTGTAACTGGTGATAGTAATGCTATTACTCATACAAGTACAAGTTCTGGTATTGTATCTGCTGATTTAACTTTAACTGGTAACAGTAATACAATTGATTTAACTCAAAGCGGAACTTTGGATAAGAGTATAAAAATTGAAAGTACTGGTTCTAACAATAATATTACTGTTAATCAATCCAATTAATATAAATAGACGGTAGTCGCGGATCCCCCGATCCCACTACCTCTAAACATTTTTACACTTAATCAAGAGGATTAACAATGTCCAGCGCAAATATTTATATTATCACAGAACAACAGCGTTTAAATTTTAAACCAACATATCTTTATATCAAACAACATTCAGTTACTGGATTAAAATATTTCGGAAAAACGATTAAATCTGATCCAATAAAATATAAAGGATCTGGTATTAGGTGGTCAAAACATATAAAAAAACACGGAACTAAATTTGTTACCACTTTATGGTATAAATTATATACAGATATAGATGAATTATTATCCGTTGCTATAACTCTATCTGAAATTTATGATATCGTGGATTCTGATTTTTGGGCGAATATTGTGCCAGAAAATGGGTTAACTGGCGGAGATTCTGAAACTGTTAGAAGGCAACAAAAAGAGAAAGTTGCAGAAGGAACCCATAATTTTTTAGGTGGGGAGATTGGGGGGAGTTTTTCAAGAGAACGAGTTTTAAATGGAACCCATAATTTTTTAGGTCCAGAATCAAATAGAAAGCGAATAGCTGATGGAACACATCCATTTTTAAATTCCGATTTTCAAAGAAATGTTCAATTAAAATTATTATCTGAAGGGACTCATATATTCCTTAATCCAGAATTTCGAGAAAATCAATCTAATAGAGTTAAAGAAATGAATGCAACAAACGTCTCTAATGGTACGCACCCTTTTTTAGGACCGGAGTTGAATAAAAAACGAATAGCTGATGGGACACATCCTTTACTCACTTTATCCAAACAAAGATCTAATAGAAAAATATATCTTGACATAAAAGAATTAGCTAAAACATTAAAGATTAAATTACCACCTGGGCTAAATATGAAATCTGATGAATTTTTATTGAAATTTAAAGACAAATATTTGACTTAATATGCAATTTTGTGTATTTGTATTTTTAACATTTATATCAGTGAATGTTTTATCTGATATAGGGAAAATCGAATACCAAACAGGATTAGCTGAAATTAATAGGAATAATAGATCCTATGCAACTAAAGAGCAATTTCCAGTAGAATCTAAAGATTCTATTATTACAGCTAATTCTAAACTTAATATTAAATTTGAAGATAATACACGAGTTGCTGTGTCTGAACAAAGTAAACTTATTATTGATGATTTTATATACGACCCTAAAAAAACAGCAGGGAAATTAGCTTTAAAGTTTGCTTTAGGAACTGTTAGATATACTTCAGGACAAATTGCTAAACATAATCCTCAAACAGTATCTATTAATACGCCGACTTCCGTAATTTCAATTCGGGGCACTGATTTTAGCGCCACTGTTGATGAATTAGGTAAAAGTACAATTATTTTATTACCCAGTTGTGATATTACTGGTTGTGTTACAGGTGCTATTGAAGTTTCTACTGATGCAGGGTTTGTTTTAATGAACCAAGCATTCCAGACAACAGTTGTATCAGATAAAAATTCTGCTCCAACAAAACCTGTTATCATATCAATCGATGCAGCTAATATAGATAATACATTAATTGTATCTCCTCCTGTAAAATCTACAGATAATTCAACAAAAGTAGAACAAATAAAAACTGATTTAGATATTAATTTTCTTGATCAAGATTTTTTATCATACAAACAATTAGATTTAAATGTTTTAGATTTAAGCAGCGAATTAGATAAAAATTATCTTGAGGTTGCTTTAATGGAAGATATGTTGAACGCTACTAATCAAGTCGGCAGCGATTTATTAGCTGTTGGGGTAATGTTGCCTGGATATAATGAGGCTAGTAATTTAAAATATTATATTAATTCTATTGAACAATTAGTATTAAACAAATCATCAAAACACCAATTTGAATTAAAAATTGATAAAAATTCAGATGCAACATTAAATTTAAATCAAGAAGGTGTTCCATTATCTCAAAGAATTAATATGGGTGTTGCAACAAAAATTACTATTATTCAAAAATAAATAGTTTTTTTAAATATAACGTGAGGTAATCATGAAAAAACTTGTTTTAGCACTATGTTTAGCGTTTTCTACTGCTGTATTTGCAGGAACTATTAACGAACAATGTCCGCAATTAACTGTAAACGGAACTCCACAATATGAATCTCAGCAAGGCGATCAAGAAATTTGTCATGCAAATTATGCAGTAATTCATAGATGCGGAGTAAAGGCTCCAGTTGCAGTATTTGAACATTTAACCAAAGAAGATATTACTGGTCCAGCTAAACGAAAAGATAATTTTCACCCTGATTCTGATGTTTCCCCGCAATGTTCAGCTACTTTAGCCGATTATGCTACTGTTGGTAAAACTCATGATAGAGGACATTTATCTCCAGCTGGAAACAATACTCAAAGTGCTGATATTATGAGCGAAAGTTTTGATTTGAGTAACATGGTAGCTCAGGTAGCAAACAATAATCGTGGGATCTGGAAACAATTAGAAACTAAAGAACGCGAAATGATTTCAACTGCAGGAACAGATTATTATATTATTTCTGGTGGCATTTTTGATCCTGGATACTCTGTAACTGGTAATGGTTTGGGTATTCCAACTAGATTGTATAAAATAATTGTCGAGAAAAATAATAAATCCGTGCAAGCATATTTAATGCCAAATGCTGCGTTACCTGTGACAGATTTACCGAAATATCAAGTGTCGCTAGAAGAAGTTGAGCAAGCAACGCAAATGAAATTTAATTTAAAATGAGAAAAGTTTTATTATCTCCATGGTTTTCGTTGGTAACTCTAGCATTAGTAATAGTGCTACGGGTTGCTGACCCTAGTTTCATAGAATCGATTCGACTTCGATAT